TCAGATTCCTTTCAGATCCACAATGCGGATCTTCAGTTCCTTTGTGATCGTGTCCCCCCCGTTGTGGGTGACCTCAAACGTCAGGAAACGCACAGGTCCGTGCTCCCCAATTGTGTTGACCGCGCCAGACAATTTGACAGCATTGCCGGCCGGGAGGACCGTCCAGGGAATAATGTCCTGCCCCTTTGCCGACACCAGCCGATAGCGGATTGATTCGCTGTCCACGATGATGTCGCCGCCCTCGTTTAGGGACATGATATGATGTGTCGATGCGGTCCCCTCATCAATTTCTACACTATTGGCATCCATCGATCAGTCCTCTGAGATCGCTATGCATACTCGATAGTAAAAGTTCCCTGGTCGTTGCTGGTGTTCGCCGTAGCCGCATCCACCACTCTGCGCACCCACACCCTTGCCCCCGATCCAGCGGCAATATTCGGAATAGACAGCTTGCTGTCACTGGTGGGATGCGAAAACGATACCCCAATCGGGGCCGTGCTCTCATTGGCAATCGAAGTGGTGGAATCAATCGGGCTGGCCTCGATCCCAAAATCAAGCGTGGTGCCTGCGCTTGAAGTTTCAGCACTATTGTAGAGCACCACGCCGGTGGCCGGGGCATCCCCGCTGTTATAGAGGTCGATGGCTCGGTACTCGGTGTCACCAGCACTGGCCTCAGCCGGTGACACGTCGTCAAAGAGATTGTTGAGGGCTATTTCGCTGACGATGTTCGAGCTGCGGACCCCTCCCAGTGAGGCGTAAGGGTCGTTGTTGTCCGCTCCGCCGGTGATCCTCCAGATAAGTGTTGCCGACATAATTGCACCCTCTCAGGTAATGATGATGGTTCCGGTTGTGGTCGTGATAATGGCACGGCCTGTAATAGTCGATATGACGATCCTATCGATTTTTTCCGACGCGGGGCCGGATATAATCCTCCAGGAGGCTGTTTGCTCGATTGCGGCATACACCGCCCAAGAAGCATCACTCCCAAGAACCGACGCAATCCTCCAGGCGGTATCGTGGGAGAAGCCATGAATAATCTTCCATCCGGATTGAATATCGGTGGACGTATACAGCTTCCAGGCGGTAGTCCGATCAAACTGAGACCTGATTCTCCATACGGTAGATCTATCAAGCTGCGCTCTGATGGACCACTCGGCGGTTAGATCGAGCGCTCCTGCGGTGAGGATCTGCCAAGCGGCAGACCGATCCAGCGCAGTGGCTATTGCCCACGCGCTTGACCTGTCGACCAGGGACTTGATTTTCCACGCAGCATTTGCTTGATCAGCCCGCAGGAGTTTCCACGCCGATGGATTAGCGAGAGAGACCTTGATTTTCCATGCTGCTCCTGCAGGGGAAGCCGCGACAACCCTCCAGGCAGAGTGCTCATCGTCTCTGGTGTATAGTTTCCACGCAGCAGGGAGGCCTTGTTCAGCAAAAATTCTCCAGGAGGCCGTCAATTCTGCGGAAACCGGGCCGCTCGCAACATAATAGTCCGCGCCATGGCCGAACGATGCGCTAGCCCTCGTGTCGCCGTCGATATCGTCGGTAAACGTGCTGGACAGATCGGAGGCCGCGATGCCGAATAGCACCTCACTGGGAGCGGTCAGATGATAGTCGCCGCTGGCGTGGTTGGTGAAATAGGTCGCGTAGTCGGTTTGGTTATGCACCACCGTGGTGCCAAGCGCTGTGGCATCAGACGATATATTATGATGCCCGGCCGAGACCCCCGAAAAACACGCCGTGGCAGCACCCATGGCGATGCAGTTTGTTACCTCATTTATCCAGTTTGGCTCGCCGAGGAAGCCATAAGCCCCGCCCCAGGTGGTGATGTTGCGACAGATGGACGTACCGTTATATTCGCCGACACAGGCACCTGCGCCGTCTGTCGCTAGCACCAAACAGTTGGTAGCGACTGTGGTGCCTCGCGACAAGTTTAATGCCCTGGTTTGAGCGCCTGGGCATAGCGTCTGGACCACACATTGATCAATCGTGCCCGTCGTCAGCGACCCATTGGTACCCCGGCCTATGCCCAGTGCGTGCGCATAAGATGCTATCCTGGCATTGCGGACCTGTATCCCCCGGATGTGGACGTGCAGATTAGCGGTCCCGATGTCATCCAAAGCTCGTAACACTGTCTGGGCTTGATTTGTTGATGCCGATAACCTGTACGCCGCATCATCCCACCGGCCGGAGTGCCGATATTCTTCCGTCGGATCCGTCCATATCTTGACGTATCGATTGGAGTCAGAGAGCCATCCGGAGAGCGACTGCACCATGGTGGTGTCGGCCGCGCCGCCGGTGGCTCTACACTGAGCCACGGCGATAATATCGGCGCTCACCAGGTCCGCCGCCTCGGCAACAGCCCAAAGGTTGAGGCTGGTGTAGTCGGTGCCGGCACCGTTGCCCGGATCGACTATGCGGATGCTTTCGGTGGTCATGCCGGCGCCGAAAAGTATGTGTAGAGGGTCGGGTCGGGCTGCCCGTCGATCCAGCGCTTGACCGCGGGGTATGTGATGTGTGGCGCTAACGTCACCTCGCCCTCTGCATCCAGACTGATCTTTGCCCACTCGGGTAGGGACTCGATATCGAGGTAATAGCCGCGCTCGATCTCGACCCGTGTGTCGATCTCTCGCCGGAACTCTCCATACTCCGGAGGGTAGGTGGCCACCGGCTGCTCGATTAGGTTCTTGAGCAGCGGCGATATTCCGGGCACGTGCAGTCGGTAGAATATGTAGTTGCCGCAGCCGTTGGTGAGCATATCCTTGCCGCGATGGCCCTCCATGGCGCCGTAGCCTCGGCGGTCCACATCCACCTGGACGATGGACCACCGGCGGCGGATGGCGTGGCCGTCCGGACCGCAGAGATCGGGCATGTTGGAGACCCAGAGGGTAGCCATGGCCGGACGGAGATCAGAACACCAAAGGATCGGCCAAGAGTTCTACAAAATGCTGCGGGTTATCCGTGCCGATCTTGTCCTGGTTTTGATACATCAGTGTCAGGTTTTTGACTGCCAACCGGAACGATCCGAGGTATGCCTGGTCGGTTTCGCCGATGCCCAGAATAGTGAGATCCTCGGCGGTGAGGCCATCCAGCCAGCCCGCTAGGTCTTCCCATCGCTCCATGCAGCGCTTGATTTCGTTCGCCACGGTCTTCACCGTTCCCTGTACGGTTTGCTTGGTGATGGGATTCAAATCCAAAATCATTGTGTCCTCCGTCATTGTTTGTCCGTTTTTGTTGTTAAGATGCCAGCATATCCAGCGCTGGCAGTTCAGCAATCAACCCTTCTACCGTCGGCTCTGACCTGTCTCCGGCAGCCACGGCGGCAAGAACAGCGTAGTAGTATTCCCATACCAGGGACCGCCACTTTCGAAACGCGATTCCTTCTGCTTGAAACTTTGGCACAGCCGGCTCGTCGGCGTAGCTGCATGCACTCTTGATGTCGTCGTATCCAAATGCTTGTGCCTGCGTGTCCAGGTGTTGATGCACGGCCTGCGTTGCGATGGCTGCTTTTGCCTCCACCGTCAATACCGGTGGAACGTATTCAGCTACTTCGCCGAATTCTCCGTCAATAGCCCGCTGATAAAGGTCGCGCCCATGTTCTTCGGGATCCCACGGCACTGCGTGGAATTGTTTGACGCCGTCAAACCCTTCGATGGTGACGTCGATCATTATTCCGCCAGTGCTGGTCGATCGTGGATTAGTGGCCGACTTGATGTTTATATATTTCCCCATGGAACTCACCTTATCCTGCCCTTCTGTGTAGTTGTTTTGTTTGCGTTTTCAATATCAAGGAACCGCATCTCGTCGCGGTATTCGAACGTCACTAGCAGCTCAATGCCGAACTGCGTCCGTTTAGGGCTCATCATGATATCCTCACCCAAAGTATGGCATACGGAGTCGAGTAGGTCGCTGTCCGTTGTGACCAGACGCCGCCGAAACCAAAGGTGCTGGGGTCTCCGTGTGGCGAGGTGATTATCAACGGCGCCCCGACCGCTCCGTTGCCCGGAACCGCGGTTGAATTAGCATATCCAGCGGTAGCAGCATAGTTCACCGAGAAATTGGACGGATTGTAGACGTACATGTTGGTGCCGTCGCTCCCACCCCAGACCCATGCCGGCTGCCCACTCTGCCCGCTCCAGTTGAACACGCGATTGTTGAGTTTTTGAGCGTTGGCCGCAGTTGTGGCGTTGGCCGCAGTTGTGGCGGTGGCCGCGTTGCCGGTGCACGCTCCGGCTGTCGTGGCCGAGGCCGCATTGCCGGTGCACGCTCCGGCCACCGTCGCCGTGGCCGCATTGCCGGTGCAACTGGAGGCCGTGGCCGCGTTGCCACTGATGTTGATGCCGTAGGATGCTGCCAAGTCCGTCCATTCCGATCCGGACCACTGCTCCCATTTCGAGGCGGTGCTGTTCCAGCGGATGACCCCCTCAGGCAGGTTGGTGGGCTCGACCATCCCCGATCTGAACATCCGCGCCACATCCACCAGGCGGTCGGACAGGGCCTGCAAGATTGCCGTGTATAACGTGCCGATCACCGGAAGGTTCCAGTTCGCCATTGATCACACCCCCCTAACGATATAATGAACCGTGCCGTTAATTCTCTCCCCGCTGGGATTGAACACGAGCACTTTGAAGAATGATGGGTTGCCCACATCCACGAAATCCCACATCGGTATTGATGGCGCAAGACCCTGCACGGTCATAGATATATTCTGGACATCAATGAATTTACCGGTAATGTCGACCACCGTCCCGTCCGTGTCAGTGGCCAATGCTTCAACCGTTCCTGTCACTGTCTTCGCCTTGACGTCGAGCTGCACCAAACTGTCAGTAATCATCAAAAAGCCATGATCTGGAGAGTCGAAATGCAGGGCTACTCGCACGTAACGAAAATTGACCGCGTAAATCTGGTAGAGCCCCTCGACGCCGTCCGTCCAGGTCTCGCCGTCGAGGGAGTAGGAGATGGTCGGGGTCACCGCAACCTCTCCCACGATGGCCTCCCTGGTGATGGACAGTGTGATTGCAGTGTTATCGATGACCGCCCCGTAATCAATAACCTCATTGTAATCTGCGGTCGGTAGCGCCGGTTGCAGGAAGTAGGGCATGTCGGCATTGATCTGGTCCTGGGGGCTCGACCACTCGTTATTGACAAAATGCTCCTCAAACGTTTCGGCGGTGTTCACCGGGGCGTAGACGATGCCACGATCAGCCAGCACGTTGACCATGGTGCCGTTGAAATCGAGAGGCCTTCGATCGTACAGCACGTAATCGGGAGGCTGGTTGATGACCGCGTAGACGCCAACCGGCTCGCCGCGCAACCCAACGGAATCGATCGGAACGATCCAATATTTGTAAGTTCCTGCCGCATCCTCGATAAAGGTGGCAAAGGTCCCGTCGATAATGCCGATCAGTTCGCTATCTTCGTATTCAATCCCTCGCCTCACCTCGGACGGCGCGTCCTCGAAGGTGCCGCGCGCGACCTGCCAGTACAACAGCACGTTGTTGTCGATCACCTTCGCGCTCAGGCTGGTAATCCGCGCCGGAATCACCGACAGTATATAGCTGGCTGCATCGATGCTGTAGACGCCATAGCGGTCCACCGCCTTCAGCCAGAACTTCAGCGGCCCTTGCAGGGTTGGCCGCCAGAGGAATTTGCTGGCTGCCAGGCCGGTGACGATCACCAGACCGTCGTCCCAGGACGAACCCACGCGCAGTTCGTAGCCGGCCACGTTCCAGTCGGCGACCTGGTCCCAGGCGATTTCCACCACATTGCCGACCACCTGGGCGCGCAGGCCCGAGATGGTCGGATCCCAGGCCGACCGCACCAGGTCTTTGTAGCCGATGCTCGCCCAGTCGCCCTGCTTGAGGCCGACCGCCGCCACCCTGATGATGGTTGCCGTGCCGTAAATGGCCGTGGCCGTGTAGTTTGCTGTGCGGGTCTCGCCGATCCGCGTCCAGGTCTGGCCGTCGCCGGAGGCTTCCAGCACGTAATGATCCGCCCAGGATGCCGGTTCCCAGGCCAGCAGCATGAGGCTGGTATCGCCCGGCATGGCCGTGGCGGTCAGTCCGCGCACCGCCGGCGACGCGGTGACGCCGGGCAGGCCGCTGGTCGGCGCCGACGGCGTGATCCGGCCTGTTTCGGCGGTGTGCACGTTGTCGTCCTCGTTGACGACCATCAACTCCACGCTGTAGAGCCCACGGGGTTTTATAGCCAGCACGCGGGCGCGCTGACTCCAGGTATTGCTCCAGCCGAAAACGGCGTGGGTGCGCTCGCCGGCGCCGCCGGTGCGCGGGGTGAAATCCGGAGCGCTGGCCAGCGACAGCACCGTGCCGCCGGCCAATGTCGCCACCACCGGCCCCCAAATGGTGCCGTCGGGTCGACGCAGGCCGAGATAATGGGTGCGTCCGGGCTCCCATTCCAGTTCTCGGTCGATGGTCAGAGAGGTGCCATCGCTGGCGACGACCTCCCCGCTCTGGCCCCAGGCCACCATGTCGTGTTGGATCAGGATCAGGTCGCCGAAGGATGGAATGAAGCCATCCAGCTCGGTCTGGAAGGAGATGATCCGGCGGCGGTACCGGTTGCAGGCGGCGGTGTACATCCCCTCCCGGTAGGCCTGATCACGGCTGGTGACAAAGGACAACTCCATTTTCACCGGTTTGGCGGCTGTACCCGGCAATGCGGCGCGTACCCGGCGCTGCACCCATTGCCGCGCATCGAAATAGCCGACATCGGCGGCATCGGCGGTCTCTGAGGTCGGCATCAAATATTGCACCGAAAACGACCCCTGCACAATGTTGCGCATGGAAAACAGGGCCACCGGGATGGTCGCCGGCTGATCGCGGAAGAGGCGGATGATGCCGCCCTGCATGTACGGCTTGGCCCGGCCGGCGGCACCGATCTTGGTGAGCACGTCCCAAAGCGACAAGAACGAATCCACCCGGCCGTTGCACTGATCTCCCCGGGCCGTCCAGACACCATCCAGGGCGAGGAGCGTGGCCAGATCGATGCGGGAGTCCGGAATGCCGCAGGCTTTGCAGGCATAGGCAAACGCCCAGGCGATGGACCTGGTGGCGGTCGGCGCGGTCCAGGCGGAACCGTTCCAGATCGGCAGTTTGCGCACGGCCACCACTCGGATCTTGCGGCTGGACACCGTGGAGAGCTGCGCCGTGGCCTGCATGCGGATGGCGATCACGGTCACGTCGCCATGGGCCTGCGCGCCGGGGTGATAGCCGCGCAGCCCGACCCAGGCGAAATCGTTGCCGGTGCGGGAGTTGGTATCCTTGGCCGAGGTGCGCTTGCTACGCACTTGGTAGCGGCCGGCAGGCACCACGAATTTCTCGGAATACCGCTGCGGGGTGGTGGTGGCGGCGGTGTACGTCTTCTCGGCGGTATAGACCGGCTCCGGATCGACCTGCTGGGAGATGCCGGGCCACAGAGTGGGCGGCCGCCACGGATCGTCGTTATCGAAAAACGAGAGCAACTCGCTCATCTTGTTTTTGCTCATCGGCAGCAGGGTCAGCGGGAACAGCGAAAACCAATCGCCAATCGGGTTGCCGTCGTCGTCAATCCGCTGGGCCTCGGCCACCACGGACACCGACCGCGGATCGAGGCCGCCGTTATCGTTGGCATAGAATAGGCCCCGGCCGGCGACATAGTCGATGCCGATGGAATCGATGCTCGTGCCTTCGTCGTTGACAACGAAGGGGCCGTAATACATACCCTGTTCCATGTCCTGCCCGGCCACCTCCACCGAGGTGGTCACGGCGGCCGGAAACAGGGTGACGCTGCCGCCGGGCGGCACCACCTCGATGTTCACGCCCTGGAAATTGGTGATGGGCGTGTCTTCGATGTAGATGCCTTCGATGTCATACTGACCCCGGCCCAGGCAGAGCAGGCTGTACAGGTATTGCTCGTTGCCGATGTACTCCTGGTAGGGCATGGCCGCGTAATCGGGGTAGGACATGTGCCGACCGAACTGCTCGGGGATGGCGCCCTCGATGCGGGCAGTGTTGCCCTGGGCTTGCAGATTATAGGTCGGCGACGCCTGCGGCACCTGCGGGCTGGATAGCGAGGACGTCCGCGGCGGCGCCAAGGCGTTGACCAGCACACCTCCTGCCATCATAACCCCGGCCGATACCAGCCCTCCGGCCAGGGCGCCTGCGGTGGTAGCGTACCCGCCAAAAGCCGCGGCCGCCAATCCGCCGGTGTAGACCGCCGCGGCCACTACCACCACGGAGAGGATGACGTTGAGCGGGTTGCTGCTGCCTCCTCCTCCCTGCGGGATGGCCGCCGCGTCGACGAAGATCAGCACATCGCCACCGCAAACAACTGTGCCCACCCAGTCCGCCCGCAGCAGCGGCTCGCCGTTCAGCAGGGCAATGTAAGGCCGCTGCCAGCCAGGATCGAGATCACGGACACTCAGCGGTCCGGACACCAGGGCCACGGCGCGACGATCCGGCACGAGGCAGTGCCGGAGATAGGTGACCGAGCCGCTCATGCCCTGCTCCGGTGGCGGAGATACTGTTTCCGGCCGAAGCCGGACGTGTGCCAGGATGAATCGCTGTTGAAGACCACCCCCGCCCAGCGCGAACAGTGCAGCACGCCGCCGCCGTCGACATCGAGCCAGACCCCGTAATGGGCCGGGTGGCGGATAAAAACGATATCGCCGTGCCGGGGAGCGGCCACCATCTGCCAGTGCTCGTTTTCGGCGTGGCCGTTGATGAGCCGTACCAGCTGCCGCACATCATCGTAGTCCGGGATCGTGATCCGCGGCATGACGATGCCGAAGTGGCGCCGCTGTACCTCGGCCACGAACGACATGCAGTCGTAGGCATCAGGCCCGGCCGCGCCCTCTTGCCACGGAATGCCGATGTACGCGCCGAACTCGCTCATGTCGCCAGCCCCGGATATTTTTCGACGCTGTACTCCTCGGTGGGGAAGCGCTTGTTCATCAGATTGCTGAATCCTGCGGTGGCCACCACTTCGAAGACGTTGGCCGTGCAATTCAGCAGTTCGGTGTGGATGGGTGGGTCGTTCTCCGGGCCGTCCCCCAGGCCGGAATCGAGATATTCCCGGTACGTGACGGTGACCAGATCCGTGGTCCCCAATGCCTGCTCCAGCGCCGCCGTGATCTCGCGGCTGACGTTATCGATGCGGATCTGGAGCTGCGGGATGCCGTCCGGCGTGATTTCAGGCCGGGTAAAATCGAATGGGTAGGCCGCAAAGTGCACCACCTGGCCGGCCTGGACCGGCGCCGAAGCCTCGAGGCGGGCGTCGATGTCCTCAAACCCCCGCACCACCCTGATCGGACCGGTGAACGCCGGATGCCGCAGCTCCAAGGTGTGGTAGATGATGCCCGTGGCGCTGGCGTATGCCTCCTTGAGCGCGGCACTGAGCGTACTGTCAGGCATAGCGGACCTCCAACGGCATGGTCACGAGCCATTTATTATGGCCGGCATACTCCGCCTCCCACATCGAGGCGAAGACCGCCTCGACTGTGACGATCCCGGCGAGATCGCTACCGGTGATCAGGTCGATGCCGAACCAGGCGGCGCCGCCGTTGGCGCCGGTGGGATCGTCAAAAAACTGGCGGAAATAGAACAGTTGGTCGTCGGTGAGCCGGAGCGTGCAGGTGACGCGATCGGTGCGCACCCGCGAGCGGCGGCGGACCCTGGTGTTGGCGCCCTCCATCTGCGTGCGGATCGCCGGATCGATGGGCGCGAGCCTGTAGCCCGACATGCGGGGCGCCGGCAGGATGGACGGCCAGGTCGCCATGTCAGTATCCCCCCGGTCCCCGGGACATGCCATACGTGTTCTGGAATGCCGCCGGGATCGCGCCCCTGCCGGCGGTGATGTCCCCGGCGATGCTGCCCTTGATCTGTTCCACGAAGATATCGAGCACATTCACCCCGTTTTCCTCTCGCCGCTGCTGCTGTCCGCCCTTGCCGGCCGATTCGATGACGTTGACGACCAGGGTCGGCGCCGCGCCGCTGGCCTCGACGCCGAGGTTGCCGGATCTGGTCCGGGTCAAGGGCAGGATGGCCTCGGGGCCGCCCTCGCCCATCAGGCCGACACCGTGGGCGAAGGGGAAGAAGGTCGGCCGGGAGACGATGCTGTTGGTGTAGGCGGCGAGCCCGGGCGCCGCGAAGACGTTGCCCTTGGCGCTGCCGAAAATGGCATCGTAGGTGAAATTGCTGCTCACGGTCGAGCCGGCGGCGGCATTGCCGCCCATCATGCCGGACAGGACGGAGCCGAGGCCGCTGGCCAGCGGCCCGGTGATGGACTGCTGCACGGCGATGCGGGCGAAATCGCGGAGGATCGACTCGACCAGGCTCGAGACCTCCATTTTGCCGGTGGCCACGAAATCGGCCAGAGCATCGGCGGCGCCGTCGAACGCGCCGACGATGGCATCGTGAATGGCCTGGCCGGAATACTGTGCCTGGTCAGCCACGTCCTTCAGGGCCTGCTTGGCCGCCTCCCATTCGTCCTGCATGCGCAGCTGCCGCTGATACTGTGCCAGCTGCAGCGTGGTCTGGGCGATGGCCTCGGCCTGGGAATTCCAGGCGGTGATCTCCTCCGGAGTCGACTTCTTCATCTCCGACAGGACCTGTTCCTGTAGCTGGAGTCGGTGCCTGAGCAAATCGATCTGGAACGGCAGGGCCTCGTTCTCGGTGAGCTGCCCCTGGGCAATGGCGATCTCGATTTTGGTGCCGTTGATGGCCAGCGCGCTTTCCTGGGTGGCGCGTTCGGCATCGAGCATGGCCTTGGCGTACTCACCGGCCTTCTTTTGGGCGGCCTCCAGTCGCCGAGTGGCCTCGGCCAACCCGGCCGCGTACCGTTCGGTTTGGTGGCTCGGGTCCATCTGATCCAGGGCAGCCAGGGCAGCGTTGTATTCGCGCTGCGCCTCCTCCAGGGGCAACAGGCGGTCGAGGACATCCTGATATTCCTTCTGCCGCCGGGAGGCCTCCTGCGCCGCCTTCTTTGCGGCCGACTCCGCGGCCTTGTTCTCTTTCTCGGCCAGCTTGGCCCGCTCACTCTGGTACTTCTGCTCGACCAGGGAGCGCTCCTCGGCCGTCTTGGCGCCGGCCATGGCCGCGTCCCGATCCTTTTTCAGGGCCTGCTCCCTGGTCTCGATGTAGGCGAGCGTCTCCTGCCGCATTTTTGCGGTTATGCGCATCGAGCTTTCCGATTCGTTCTTGACCCCCTGCATTTGGAAGGTCTGCCGGCCAAAGGCTGCCGAGACGATATCGATCTTCGCGCCGGCCTCGCCGGTGATCCAGGGCGAGCTGGTGATGCTTTTGAGCAGATCCTGTTGGCGGGCCAGTTGCCGCTCCAGACCGACCAACTGATTTTTCTCGTAGTCGGTGTCGGCGCCGCGCGAGGTGCGCAGGGAGATGGAGTCGTTGACGCGCTTGATTTCGTCTTCCAGTTCCCTGATCTGCGCCTTGATGCCCGGCACCTTGCTGATAGTAGTGGCCACCACCCGGTCGACCGAGGCCGCGCCGGCCTCGGCCATCATCTCGGCACCAGCGACGGCGGCGGCCGTCGCTTCCTTGAACTGGCTGAAAAATGCAAAGATGCTGTCCTTATGCTGGTCAATGGCCTTGGCCACGCCGATGATGGCCTCGGCAATGCCCTGGGTGGCACCGGTGGCCTCGTTGGCGTCGCTGACCAGGTCGCCCAGCACATTTTTCAGCACGGTCCCGGCCTGGCCGACGGTCTTGGGCATCTTGTCGAATTCGGCGTTGACGTCGCCGGTCCCGGTCAGGATCGCCTCCACCAGCACGTCGGCGGTCAACTGCCCGTCCTCGGCCATGGCCCGCAGTTCACCCCTGCTTTTGCCGGTATGATCGGCCAGCAGTTGCATCACCCGGCTGCCCTGCTCGGCCACGGAGTTGAATTCCTCCCCGCGCAGCACCCCGGCTGAGAACGCCTGGGTGAGCTGGATCATGGTGGCCGACCGCTCGCTTTCGGTGGCGCCGGAAATGATGAATGCCTTGTTCAGCGTCTCGTTGATGGTGAGCAGCTTGTCCTGCTCCAGGTTGAGATCCCTGGTGTTCTGCGCCAGGCGGGCGTAGCTCTCGACATTGGACAGATACTCGGTGCGGGTGCGCTGGGCGCTGGCATAGAGCTGGTCCTGCACGGCCGTCAGCTCCGCGCTGGATCGGGTCACCAGCCGCAACCGGCCTTCGGCCAAGGTATAGGCGTCGGCCATCTCGATCGCTCGGCGGGCGCCCTCGGCCGCCAGTGCCGCCCCCAGCCCCTTGGCCACCGTGCCTAGCAGGGACATCTGGCCGCCCAGCTTGCCGGCGGCGCCGCCGGTCCGGTTGAGATCCGCGTTGAAATCGTTCAGCGCGGCGTTCGCTTCGTTTTTCGCCTCGATGATGAGGCGCAGCTTCATGTCCTTGTCAGCCATCGTTCATCAATTCGTGGATGGTGGCGGGGTCGCAGTGGGCGCAGTCGTCCTCGCCCAGGGCGCGGCAGGCCCGGCAGTATTGTTCGCTGGGAGACGATTGCTCCTTGAATCCCAAAAAATGCAGCACGGCCTCCCGATACAGAAGATCGCGCTGCTTGTAGCGGACATAAGGGCGGACCTCATCTAAGGTGTATCCCCAGAGGATGGTGTCTCGTTGGGTGATGTCTCCTCCGGCGAGGAGGAGGACGGTGGCGTCGATCCAATTCCCCCGGTCGTCGGAGCCAGGACGATCAGGCCCCGGAGCCTGCCGAACAGCTTGGCTATGGCCGCCGCCGGGGTTAAGGCGAAAAAATCGTCGATCACCTTTTCCGTCGTGACGATGTCCAGGTGCTCGGTGAACTCGGCCTCCAGGGCTGCCAGATCTTTGTCGCGGTGGAGCACGCCCTCGGGCTGGAGCACCACCGCCGCGCAGCGGGCCAGGCGATCGCCGATCAGCCCGGCCACCTGGGCCACGCCGGCGCCGGCAGGGAACGACACCCCCCTCATGGCCTCGAGCAGTTGCCCGATCTGGCCGAGCACCAGGGTGCGCTGGGTATAGGTCTGGCCGTTGATGGTATAGCGTTCCATGGCTTACTCAATTGTGGACGTCGGGCTTTTGAGGGTGATCTGCAGGGCGCTGGCGCCGGCGGCGCTGCCGTAGTAGCCCACGAACGGCAGCTCCACGACAATGCCCTTGGGGCCGCTGATCGGCGGCGCTTTGGGCGAGAAGGTCAGCTCAGGGATGAAGAATTCCAGGCTCTCGTTGCCGGCCGTGCCGGTGCCGGTTCCCCGGCCGAAAATCATCTTGAGGCTCGAGGTGGCATCCTCGATGGCCTTGGTGTACAGAGCCAGGTTCGTGAACCGTGCTCGCAGCGTGCCGCTGACCGAACACCGACCCTCGGGGATGTCGGCGCGCTTGCCCTGGCCGCCGAGCAGGTACTGGTCGCCGTCGAGATCGTTGCTGATCTCCAGGTCCACACCGGTGACGTCGGCAATGGCCATGCCACCTTCCTGCAGCGTGCCCAGGGCAAAGCCGTCGAACGGCATATAGGTCAGATCCGCAGGCGTGGCATCGAACGCGGCCGAGGCGGTCACTTCCTGGGCCCCCATGATGCCGAAGGTCATCTTCTGGGCGCCGAACGGGGTGATGCTCACTTTGAGCGAGCCGATCTTGCAGCCGAGGTAGCGGAAATACTGGTCGATGTCCAAGAAGCCCTTCTCAATGAGAAAACTGGGCAGCTCGGCGCCGATGGTGAACACGTGGGTGTAGGGGCTCGCTGCGCCGGCGGTATCGACCGCGCCGAGCAGCCCGAGAAAGAGTAGGCCGTTGTACGCCTGCATGTTGACCGCCAGCTCGCCGCTGATGTCGTCGCTGCCGCGGGTGGCCTTGGTGGGATTACGGTTGCCGCGCAGGGTATCGTCCTGCTCCTGGCCGCGGTTGAGCGCCAGGGTGCAGCTCGAGTAATAGAGCAGCTGCGCATCGGGCGAGGACGGCGCGATGCCGAAGCTCTCCTCTTGCTGGATGGTGACCTGGCTGCGGGAGCCTTTGGCGTGTGTCATGTTCAATCCTCCGTGTCGAGATGAAAGTCGGCGCCGTAGATCAGCACGCCGTTTTTGCTTTTGAGAAATTCGACCGCCTCGGGCCAGACATGGTCGTTGCCGATCTTGTAGCCGGCCAGGGCATCCTGCACCGCCGCAATCAGCTCCAGGGCCGCGCCGTCTGTGGCCGCAGCACTCTTCCGACCCGAGACCGCGATCAGCACCGTCCAGACCTGCCGGGTCGGCACCGGCTGCACCGGCGCCCCCAGGGTTTCCTGCTCGCCGTATGCCGTGCCGGCGTACAGCAGGTGCAGGCCAGGCTTGGGCGAAGTGTCGCGGAACAACTCCTCGATGTCGCCGGCAAAGGTCTCCACCGTGCGTGCCTCATTCATGGTTCTGAGTTGTGCCAGGATGGCCGTCTGCGCCGTTAAAAGATCCATTACATCCCCTTTAAAGCGCTGCGGGTGAACAGCCGACCGGGACCGATGAACATGGCCCCGGCATTGGAGCTGCCGCTGGCGTCCGCCTCGGACACGCCCGGCAGGTGGGCCTCCTTGGCCGCGATCCGGCGCAGCAGGCTGCGGGCGTTCTGGGCCGCACTGGCTACTGATTTCGGCACGTCGATGTCCGGCCGGCGGCCGTAGAGGATCTCCACGGCCAGGTCGAGCGACAGCCGCCGGAGCAGATCCGGTACCGGCGCGACCGGGACCCGGTAACGGCCGGCAAGATAGCTGTCGATCTCGGTGTCGGCGTCGGCGACGGCGCGGTCGATCACGCCCTGGTCGACCTGGTCGGCGCCGGCGTCGTCGGTGAGGTCGATCAGGGTCTGGGCCGGCACCCGCTCCTGCAGGGCGGCCAGGTCGCTATAGGCCATGGCTTACCCCGTCAGCTCCTTGCGCCGGGCCGCGATGACCTCGAGCACGGTCTTGCGGATCTCGCCTTCGGCCAGTTTGTCGAGTTCTTCCGCCGTGGCCGCCAGCCGGGCCAGGGCAATCATGTCCGCCGCCGGCATCGGCTTGTCGGTCAGCTCCGCCTTCGCGGCCTCGGCCTCGAGCACGACCAGCATGGGGTCGGCACGCAAGGCCTCGATCTGCGCCGGGGTAAAGGCACCGTCGGGGTATTCGGTCGACGCCGCCGGATGCGCTACCCCGCACCGGCGGAAGCCGTCTTGCTTGCTGGTGATGATGAGCATGTAAACCTCCTTTGAATGGTCGTTGACGCCCAGGACGATCAGGCCAGCCAGGGCACCTTGAGCAGGTCGACCATCTTGTAGTTGATGTTCGAGTCGCCACCGTTGACCAGCTGCGCCTCCAGGATCGTTCGCGCCTTGCTGTAGTTCGACGGACCGACCACCAGCAGATTCGGCGAGATCCCCAGCGGCTCGCCATAGTCCTTTTTCAGAGCGCCCATGGCGTCATAGGCGGCATTGAAGTTGGCGGCGCTCAGTTCCGCCTTGGAACCGTAGGCCATCTGCCAGAAGCCGAAGCCCACGTTGCACCGGGAATCGACACCGTAGAGAAACTTCTTGCTCATGACCACGTTCTGGTCATCTTCCTTGTTCAGCAGCACGAAGTTCGGCCGCTTGCGGTCCTGGAAGATGATCGGCTTGAGCGGCCGCTTAGTGTCGAGCAAGAACCAGGGATTGCCGGCGCCGGCCTGAACGTTGCTCACCGAAGTGGCGTTGCCGTCCTTGTCGAGCACCGGGTGATCGGAATCGAAGAAATACTGGCCGTCGTAGCAGGCCGTGGCGAACCCGGCCGCCATCAGACCGAAGACCAGTTTGTCCGGATGGATGCGGCTCTCATAACCGAGATTTTCCATCAGCGGCGCGAAGATACCGTACTGATCGTCCTCGTACCGCTCCCGGTCCACGCCCACGGTCAGCTCGAACGATTTGTTCTTGATGGAATAGTCGTGCTGGCTCAGGTTGTGGATGACCCGGTCACCCAGCCATTCCCGCATGCCGGGGATCTGGCCGAGCCAGCCGTAATCCTCTATCAGGGTGCTGGACGGCACAGTGGTGGCCACCTGGCCATACATCGGCTGCACGGAGTCGAAACCGCGCTGGAAGGTCGCCTTGAACGCCCTGGTGGCGCTGGCGATGTTGGACGCATTGATGATCATGATCTCTCTCCTCTATGAGATTGTATGCTATCGCGCTCGATCAGCGCATGTCGACCCAGACGCCCTGGGCGTCGACGTCGAAGATCTTGCCGGCCACGGATCGGGTACTGGTGCCGGACGTCTTGGCCACGGTCTGGTCATCAACGATGTAGCAATCAGCACCGATGTCGGCGGCGGCGATCGCATCGGTATCCGCCGAGTTGGCCCAGCGGAAGATGCCTTTTTCGATTGTGATGCTGACCGCGCCGGCGGTGACGCCGTTGGTGACGCGCTCCGCAAAGCGGCCGACCCCTCGCAAAGTGGTGGCCGTGGCGCCGGGGGTGGCCCGGCCGTTGGCGTCGCGGGCGGCCAGGCCGCCGGCGTAGCAGGTGACCGATGCGGCCACCGGCAGCACGATCCGATCGCCGCTGCGCTCCTTGGTGTCTCTGTCTGCTGTCAAAGCCATGTTCTCTCCCTTCGTTGAGTTATGCGGCGGCAGTGATCAGAGCGCCGTCTTCAGGTATTCTTCCTCGGACAAATCGAGATTCCGGCAAATCTCCTGTTCCTGGGCGTTGAGCGCGGTCTGCTGGCCGTTCTCCGGCTTTTTGCCGCCCAGGCCGGAATCGGGCACAATTTTCGGCGCCGCGGCGATGAATGTGCGGAATTGTTCCAGGCCGCCCTCGGTGCGGCACATGGCCGTGTAGTAGTCCTTGCTTGCCGGCGCGATCTTGCCCTCGGTCAACGCCTGGTTGATGGCGGTCTCGATCTCGCCGTCCAGCTTTTCCTTCTCCGCCGTGGCAATCTTGGCCTCGGCGGTGGCGGCCCGGTTGAGCGCGACCTCGTAGTCCGCCCGAGGCACGAACTTGTCCAAAGGCGGGGTTTGGGCGCTATTGAGCGCGGTCTGCAGGTCGGTCTGCAACCTGCCGATGGCGTTCAGGGCCATTTCCTCGGTGGCGTCCTCGCCCAGGGCGAGTTTGGCCAGAAGTTTCTTGAGCATGGTGTCCTCCTCCGATTGCTCGTGGTTGAGTGCCGTAAGCGGCAGGTTGGGTTTGTTGGTCAGGCCGGCGCTGGATATGCCGACGATGACCATGGTCTTGGCGTCATAGGTCACCGCCGGGCTGATGTAGCGGTACTCGCGATTGAGCACCGCCGCCTCACCGGCCGGTGTCCATGACCTGATCGCGGCGGTGATCCGCCCGTCCTGCTCCACCCGCAGGTCATGCAGCCAGGCAGCCGCCGGGGCCGGTTCGCCCTTGGGCGCCTTCAGTTCGGTGGCGTGCTCGACATCGAGCACCAGGTCGATGCCGGTCCCGTTGACCCGCTCGGCCACCGCGCCCGGGTTGGGGTTGTTCCAGGATCGACCGTCACGCCCCACGATCCTGTTGCCGGCGGGCAGCAGGTCGATCCGCTCCGGCAGACCGCTTTCCGTTGTCTCAAAGTTGAGCGCCAGCGGCAGAATGATCCGCTCAACGGTGCCTCGACTCGATGCTGCTCGCCTGGTCATATATGTCTCTCCCTCCGGAACCGCGTTTAAACCGTCTTTAATTTCCCCTGTATTCGATCGTCCGGCCGCGGCGCCCATGGTGGCCCTCGGCGCGGGGTGCTGCCAAATGAGGCCGAATCACGGGCTCCCCTCCAAGTAGTCCTCCACGATCTCCAGGATCGCGTCGCGGTCCTGGAGCGACACCCCCAGAAAACGCCGGGGCGGGATCTTCGAGCCGGGGTGGTTGACCTGCCGCACCGGGTGCGCGGCGCCCGGCCAGGCCAGGGCCTTTTTCGTTCGTGCCCGGATGACGTGCGCCCTGGTCTTGCCGCCCAGCTGTTGGATGGCGGCATAGATCCGAGCGGTGCCGATCCGGACCCCCTGCTCGTCGGCCTGGGGGTGAATGGAGTCGGCCAGGTAACCGCGCGCCCGGAGGATTTTTGGGCTCATGCCCCGCGCCGCCTTGGCGGCCAGGGTCGCCGGTTGCAGTGGCTGCCACGGATGGCCTTCCGGATCCACCTGGCGGCTGAACCGGTCGATGGTCGAATTGGTCAGCTCCTCGCCGATGACCTTGTAAGCCGGAGCCATCCGGCCCACCCGTTGCCGCAACCGCGTCAAGGACAGCCGCACCGAGCTATCTTCGTACCTGATGTCGATGGATACGCCTGCCATTTGACAAACCCTTCAGGTTCAGTTATTTTTCGTTCAAATAGGGCGGGTTGGGCCGTAGCCCCGACAACCCGTTCTGTTACCCGCTCTGCTACGGAGAGAGCGAGGGTTCACTCCTCTGTCAGTTCCCGCCCCCACAACATCCGCCCCACCCGCTGGTTGTTCTGGTATTTCCGGTTCGGGCTGGCGAACATCGTCCACGCCTCCAGCGTCCCTCCGCGGACCTGCGTCACGATGATGACCGCCCGGTCCTTGTTCGTGCGGATCACCTTCAGAAAGCGCTGCCGCAATTCCACCCGTCCCGTGCCCTTGTGCCGTTCGAAGGAGATCCAGATCTCGTAGGGATGCTCGATCGTCTCGCGGATCAGGGGCAGATACGGCGTGCGGGCCGCCAAGTCGCCGGCGATATGATCGATGAGGGACTCGGCATGCACCAGTACATGGGCGCCGGCGGGCGCGGTGTAGATAGCCTCCTCTCCCCCCAGGATCTGCTGCAACGCCGCGATGGCCTCTTCGCGATCGATGATCACCGGCCCGAGCTGCGCCAGCGGCTCGTCCACCGGGATCCGTTCCGGTCGGCCGAAGGTCATCCAGTCGCCGGGCGACATCCGCTCCCACGCCTTGCCCATCATCTTCCGCCACTCATCCATGGCCTCGTCCGACAGCCGTTTGCCCCAGGCCGCCTCGCCCACGTTGTAATCCCAGCCCTGGTCGATTCCGACCGGCGCGCCGGTCTTGGCATCGATCTCGATCGGCGGGGCCTCGTCCGGCCCGGTCTTGCCCAGGCGGTGCAGGCCGCGCAGCGAGAGCGTCTCGATCCAACAGGTGCAGCCCCAGCCGTTCGGCGTGTAGTGGGTCGACCACCACGGATGATCGTACCGCAGCACCAGGCCGTCCCAGGACAGGTGGATCAGGCGGGGGTGCAGGCTGTCGCCGTGGCGGTACCGCCAGTACGGCCGGGCGGCCAGCACGTCCGGGTCGGTCATCTGCTTGTACCGGCCGGCCATGTAGGCGGTACGCAGGTTGGTGTCGTAGATCACCCTGGTGCGCCAGCCGCGGCTGCCGTTGTAGCTCCAGCCGTACCGGCTGACGATGGCATCGAAACCTTCCCGGAACTCTTCCAGGGTCGTGCCCTGGGCAATGCCCTTGAGCAGCGCCGTCTGGAAATCGCACAGCATGTCGTCGCGCATGGCGCCGGCAATCATGAAGCCGCGGGCATGCATGCCCCGCTGCAGATCGTCCCAGCGCCGCGTCGGGATCCGCAGCTTGTCGCGGAAAAACTGCTCCGCCTCCTCGAAGGGCAGGGAGCCGTACTCAGTCATCGTCCGCCTCGTCGAGGATCTCGGCCCGGCCCGACATCTCGGCCTGGAGCATGGCCCGGCCCAGGGCGGCGGCGCTCGGGGAGACGGGCACCCGCTCGTAGATATCGATCAGCCTGGCGGAGGCCTCCTCCAGACTGGCCGAATCCTCCAGCAGCCGGTAGACCGCCGCCACCATGTCCGATCCGTCGGCAGCGGCCATGGCCGTGGCGGCGAGCAGGGTGTCCGGAGTCCGCGCCTGGCCAACCTGGGAGCGGTTCAGCGCCGCCGGCGTGCGGCCGCGATTGTTTGTCTCTTCCTGCGGCGCCGGTTCGGGCTGCGGCGCGCTCTGCGGCCGGAGCAGATCCTCGGGCTTGGCGTTAGGATCCGGATCGGGCAAACCGAGCTTGTCGCGCAGCACCGATTGCTCGACCTTGAGGCCGAGCGGCACCAGCTTCTCCACCGCCTCGACCAGGGCCTTGACATCCTCCGGCGGGACGGCCCGCAGCTGGATCTCGGGGTACTGGTCCTGCGGCCCGAAGTTCAAGTCAATGAACGGCCGCACCAGGTCGCGGTTGATGGTTTCCTCCAGGGCCTCGGCGTCATCGTCGCGGATGTCGTCGCGCACCTCGGCCTGCAGCTTATCGTCTCCAAGCCGGCCCGGCGTGCCCGAGCTGGAGGCGGTCTGGCCGAGGATGCCCTTGCTGACCTGGTCGTCGAGATAGGTGGCCAGGGTCTTGAAAAAGTCGGAGGAACCGCCCTTGTTGCCCGCCTCGATCAGCTCGACCTGCATCGATTCCGGAAAGACCGCCGCCGCGTCGGTGCCGAGGTTGGCCACCGCCATCTTGAGGATGGCGATCTCGTCGTCCTTGGCCGAGGGGCCGTACTTGCCGAGGCGCAGCGGCATGCCGAACACCTCGGCGAACGCCAGCCAGTCCTTGACGCCGTAGCCCTTGCACAGGTAGGCCCAGGCCGCCAGCCGGGCGATGCCGCCCCGGATCGGGATGCCCGACTTGCCGTGGTGGATGTGGGTGATGAACTTGTACGGCGCCAGCGCCAGGCCGTTGAACGCATCCAGCTCGTCGCGCAGCCGGATCTCGCTTCGGGTCGCCTGGTCGAACTGGAAAAACCTGGGGTCGCGCCACTTGTAGAGCTGCGGACGCCATTGGTCGCCGGTGCGCCACATGATCTCCACCACCGAGAAACCCTTGCCGATGGCATCGAGGGAATCCTTGAGCAGGGCGCGGAAGCCGCCGCGCTTGACCAGGGTACGGACCGCATCGGCCAGTTCCTTGTCGCGGGGCGAATCCGTGGCACTCTCCACCGTGATCGGCAGCCGGGACACGGCCAGCTTGCGCTTGCTCAGCTCGGCCGCGTAATGGAGGTCGCGCTCCTCCATCTCCTCGGCCAGGGTCAGGTAGGCGTGGTGATCGCCGTCGCCGGCTGCCATCAACAGCGCGGCCAGGCGCTGCGGGGTCAACCCGCTGGCCACGGTGTCGTTCCAGATGGTCCGCACCCCGGTCAGGCTCGGCGCTGCGTGCTCGCGGGTCAGTTCCCCGGTCTTGACCGGTCGGTCCAGATAATCGTAGAGCATCACCACAACCCCTTGCCGGCGCCCAGCCCGGCTGTCACCCGGATCGGCCGGTCATCCCGATCGTCTGATCGATTGCTCACCGAATGATAGGCGTATTCGACGGCCGGGATGCGGCTCGCGAAATATCCCAGGACCAACGCGATCGCCGAGTCGCCATGCCGCTTGAACTCCGCGTCCTTGGTATCCTGCTGGCGTAATTTCGGCAGCTTGATGATGCCGTCGATCATCTCCAGCGCCCGCAGGTCGTTGAGCACGTCGGCATCGCGCATCAAATCGATCATCTGATCTTCGAAAGCCTGCTGGAAGGGCACCATGTTGGCGCGGTACCAGGTGTCGTTCAGCATCACTTGCTGTATCCGATCCAAGCCGAATTCCTCGGCGGTGTACTCGGCCAGGGTAGCGCCGTTGCCGGTGGCGTCCATCGCTCCGCCGATAAACCGTGGCAATTGGCGGATAGCGTGCCACAGGATCTGTGTCTGATGCCTGGTCGGCACATCCTTCATCTCGATCATGAACGGGCAGCGCCGGCGCAGATCCTGCTCGATGGACAGCGGAGCGAACACCGCAAAATCGCCGTGCCGGGCATAGTCGCTGCCAAAGGCGTGCTGGCGTTCCTTATCGAGTGTCGCCAACACCGGATTCAGATTGATCCTGATCCACTCAGCCACCCATGAATCGCGGTACGGCAGAGATCGTGGCACGAAGTCGGCCGGCAGCGCCAGGCGCAGGATCGGGCGGACTTCTTTCATGCTCTGTTCGATCAGCACCCCGGGGATAGCGACCCCTGAGCCCTCGCGCGGGATGGCGTCCAGTTCTTCGCGCATGGCGGCGGTATTGGTACCGTAGCCCTTGCGGACCTTGTCGTACCAGGCCTGCTTTCCCTCGGCCGTCGGCTGCCAACCCTTGACCAGGCAGACCCGTTCGTACAGCCCGTTTTGGACCGCATCGTCAAAGGTGCAGTGGAACACTTTAAACGATGCCAGTCCGGCCCGGCTGTCGCGGATCAGCTGGTTGAAGGGGTTCTTCATACCGTTGTGCGTGCTGATGATGCGGATCTTGCCACCCCAGATCAGCAGCGCGGTACAGGCGTCGATCACCGCCTGGACGTTCTTGTGGAACGCCGCCTCATCGATATTGACGATGCCCTGCAGCCCGCGAATGTTGGCCGGGTTGCTCGACAGCGCCACGATCTGAAAGCCGCTCAAGAACCTGATGCGATAGCTGGTGATCTGTTTTGATGTCCCGTCCTCCTGCTGATCCTCGAACAGGAAAACCTCGATGCCGTCCCAGCCTTCAGCCATCGCCATCGCCATGATCTTGGCCATCTTGGCGCAATAACCGATATATTCCAGGCCCTTTTCCTTGGTGTCGCCGACGTAGTAGACGTTGTCGCCGCCAGCGAGCTTGTTGCTGGAGGCGGTGATGGCGTCATCGAGCGCGGTAGAGTAGGTGATGCCCGTCCTCCGCCCCTTCTCGGCAATGTTCAGATCCTCCTCATGGATCTGTTTGATCCACTGCCGCTGATGCAGCATCAGGACGCCCTCGGCCAGCGGGTCCAGCCCAGCCGGGATCTCGCGCACCGATGGCGGCAGCTCTTCGGAGTCTATGGAGATGACGCGGATGACATCGCCGGGGCGGGTCATTACTGGACTCCCAAGACCTGTTGCCGCCAGAACGCGGCCTGTTCGGCGGTCAGCCCCTGTTGCACGGCAGCCTTCTCGACCACCGTAGCGGCATCGCTCAGGGCCTGCTTGCGGATCTCGGCCTCGCGCTTGACGTTCAGGGTGCTGCTTGCCTCCAGCCGCTGCGCTGCGAGGGCCAGGGCCTTGAGCTGATCGATGACTCCGGGCAAGCTCTCTTCCGACAGGTCGGCGTCCTGGAGCTTCAGCGCGAGGTCGAACGACAGCGTCCGCAGCGTCTCGTTGACCAGGTGACCGAGTTGCCCCTGGGGCGCGGCGCCGAGCTTGCCGATCCACATCTCGGCCACCTCGCGGGACTGGCGCAGCTTCTCGCCGACTTTGCGCATCTCCAGATCGTAGCGGTTGACCGCGCTCTTGCTCACCCGCTCCTCATGTCCTGCGGACTCCAGGATCTCGTTGATCCTGGCTGTTGCCTCCAGTTGGGTGACGCGGGGATCGCGCAGCAACTCCTGGAGCCGGTCCCGGATGTCGTCCGGCAGGCGATCGATGGAAGAGGCGCGGCCGCTCATCTCATTGGCTCCGGCCTTTTGACGCCGGGGACGATCACCGCGCCCTCGGCCACATCCTTGCCGCGTCCGGTGAGCTTGGCCACCGTGGTGCCCCCTACGTTCTGCAGGTCGATCAATCCCTGTTCTTGCAGCCATCCCAGCTCGGTGCGCAGCTTGTCCCGGCTCACGGCGTGGCCCAATTGCGCCAGCATAGCCCGTAGCACATGCTCGTTGTGCGCGTAGTCCGTGTCCTGGGCCAGGGATTGCAGCGCCACCAACCGCAAGTCAGCCGCCAACAGCTCCGAGAATTTCATAAATCCACCTTCAGCAAGTGTTGATTCATCAAGTCGACCGCACGGTTGATGCCGGCCAGGCGGCCATCCATGCGCCCCATCTTTTCGTTCATGTCGCCGATCTGGCGGGTGAGCATGTCGATTTCCTTTTTTCCAGGCAAGTGCCTGAGTTCCGCCTGCACCGCGATCATTCCCCGGTCGAGCTGCCCGGTCTGGTTCTGGTGCGAGGAGCATTTTTCCTGCATCTCCTTGACCGCCGTCTCCATTGCATCGACGCGGGGCACATGCTCCTGTCGCCACGATTCCAGCTCGGCAAACCGTTTGACGATCTTGGCGCGATGCTTGTTCCACCAGACATAGATGCCGATCGCCACCGTGGCCACCGTCTGGCCGACATCCATCCAAAACCGCAAAGCCGTATAGTCCAGCCACTCTATCATCGGCCCTCCCTCATTCGCCGCTCGAATCGTTGTTGGCAGAAGACGCATCGGGTACAACCTGGAGCCGCCTGGCGTCTCGCCTCGGGAATGGGCTCGCCGCAATCGTCGCATTCCTCGGCGGATTCGCCGTGCGGCAGGGCGTAGGCCCGCGCCGCCAGAAGGTGCCGCAGCTCGGCCTCGCGCAGCTCCTGGGCGATATCGACATCGTCCATCAGGCCGCCAGCTTCGTCCCCACAAGGGGCAGACGGTCGGCGGCGGCTTCCTGGACGATGCGGATAACCTCCCGGATCACCACCATCCGGCCCGACGACGGAATGTCGGCGGCGGCCAGTTGCTCGGCGATCCGCGCTTCGATCAAGCCGACCAGGTCGGTAAACGATGCCGCCGTGACCGGATCGAGATCGAGCTTCGCCGTCTCTCCGGCGACCGCGTCCCTGATCATGGCAACCGACGCCACCGCTCCGGATTCGTCGGCCAGAATGGCCAGCAACGCAGTGGATACGGCATAGGCAGGGGCAATGGTTTCCGGTTTTGCCGCCATGGCCAGGCCGACCGCCACCCGGATGGTGGCCGCCTCGACCGCGTCGATCTGGCCGTTGCCCAAAGTCGACTGCCCGCTGTTGGGTTGGCACCCGAAAAACGACACGGTCAGGGCGAGCATCGCGCCGACGATCAACACCCCCAGTTTGCAATACGTCTTGCCTTGGTCGGTCAT